CGATCACCATACCAGCCCCAGCAAGCAGATTATTGACGCCCGCCTGCCGTGCATTGTTCGCGGCCATTGTCGCGTTGGTGTCGTTGCTCACCAGCGCTTTGCCGAGGCCGATGGAGCGATCCGCCATGCCGCCGTAGTAGCCCGACGTGAGGCCCGCTTGCTGACCTGCCACGCCGAGGCCCTGCCCTTGCATGCCCTGCAAACGGTTGAGGTAATCCCCCCAGTCCTTGTCGAACCGCTCCATGTTGAGGCGTCCCACGCCGTACATGGCGGCGCCAGAGTTCACGCCTTGGCCACCGGCGTTGTACTTGCGCAGCAGGTTCGTCATCGCCGTTTGCGTGGCGTTCGTGCGGTAGGCGCCGGCAGGGTCGTTGACGTAGCCCTCTTGGAACTGCTTGTCCCTAGCAGCTTGGCCGTTGAACCCGAGCGCGTTGCCATAGGCCGTGTTCGCTGCGTTGCCGCTTTCGGCATACGGCGAATAGTACCCCATCGACTTGTCATAGCCGGTGGTCGCGTAGTTGTTCGCGTTGCCGTAGCTGGAGCGAAGCTGATCGGCGTTGCGCCCAGCCAGAGCATTCGCAGCATTCGCAGACGATTTGCCGGTGATGTCCGACCACAATCCCATGTCACGGCTCCAGTGCAGCAATGCGCGCTTCGAGCGCCTTCACGTAGTTCCAAAGCAGGAGAAGCCACGACGCCAGTTCGGGAGATTGGGCGAGCACCTTCTCGTCGATTGGCGGCTTGCTCAGCGTCGGCGTTGCCATCAGAACCTCTCATCCCCGTTCTCAGGATCGCCATGCAGCAACGCGCACGCGACCACGCCGCGCTCGTTCGCTTGCGGGCCGTAGCCTGGCACCACGTCCCAGCGGATGCCGCGGTGCTTGTCGCGGATCGGGAACGTGTGCACCGGGGCCGTCTGCACCGTCATGATGGAATGATCGCCAGCGTCCGTGACGGCATCAATCGTGAGGCGATAAACGCGAGATTCCGTCACGCCCAGCCGATAGCGTCGCACACGCTTGTTGCGGCCACCGATGCGGCCAATGGAATGGAACGTCTGGACGCCGAAATTCAGGCCACCGTCGTCCGAGAAATCGACCATGGCCATCTGCTCAGTGAGCGACGTTGCGCCGATGCTGGTGGGATTACCGACGTAGACCTTGGAGGTCTCGTAGTCACCAAACAGCCAGCGGTTGCCGAACAGGCAAGACGAGGAAACCCGATGCCGCTCTAGACCGTAGCTCTGGCGCTCATGCCAGCGCCCCTTTGACACATTGAACTCCCACGTGAAGGAAGTCCCAGAGATGGCGAGAAAACGATGCCCACGTGAGGCGTACTGGTAGGCCACGATGCTGGATTTGTCGGGCTCGTCCTCGATTGAGCGCGTGACCGCATCGGAGCTGATGACTTTGCCGTCATAGCCTTCCATGATGCGCACGGTGCAGTCGTTGGCGACCCATGCAATCATCAGGTCGAGTTCTGTCACCGCACCTGCCGCGATCAGACCCACGTTGCGCGAGGTCTGCCGGTCCAACGGGAACGCCTCGCCGCCAACGTCGCGGAATACCTCGTAAGACTTCGTGCCGAACGAGATGAAATACGGGCTCATGCGGATGACGCGCACACCCGGATCAGGGTTCGTGTCGGCGGCGAGAAAGTCGGTCGAGAGAACGTTGGTGTCGTCGAGTTCGGACGAGAACAGCCGCCCGTCTGCAATCTGAAAGATGAAATATCCGTCACCCGCGGCCACGCTGGTAGGCGGCGGAAGTTCTGGGTCTTCCAGCTTGGAGAACACGCCGCCCTGGTATTTGTAGTACAGGCCGTTACTGACGATTGCCACGTCACCCACGCGATTGCGGCCCATGGTGACGAGACCGTCAGTCGGGATTGCGCCAATCACCGTGCTTGAGCCGGCGACGTCCATGCGGCAGAACAAACGCCCCGATGCGGCAAGCATCTCGCTATCGCTGTAAGCAAACAGCGCCCGGACCGGCCCGTCACCGTCGAGCGTGGTGAAGTTGTCCAAACCATCGCAAGCCACGATCAGGTTGCCGTTCTTTCCGTTCGGCGTGGGCTCCGAATAGCAGTTGATCAGCCGGCCATTCCCGGCGTGCGGGAAGCGGGAGGGATCTGACTCTGTGGGCAGGACGATGTTGCGAATGCTCAAGAGTTCTGATCGATGCTGTAGGGCCAAATTTGACTTGGCATGCGGGTTATGCCGGCATCAACGGCGACCGGCTCAATCTGCATGTAAGCGGCGAGCAAGGCGGTTTCGCCTTCGGAAGCCTTGCGCATCGTGAACGGGCTGGGGTTGACGCCCATCATGGGGGCGATCTCCACCGCAAGCATCGCGATAATCCCGCGCTCGAACTCCGGAGGGAAGATGATGTCGTCGTCGAGCGTCAGCGCTGGTTCGCGGTAGACATCCCAGAATGCTTCCCAGCCCGCGGATACGCCTGGTCGGTCATTCACGCTCGATGTGTGCGCAGTGGTGCACACGTAGAGCGAGCCGCTACGGGATACGAGGTCGTTGACCGCGTATCCCGTGTTGGTTGCCCACGCTTTGCGCCACGTCTTTCCTGACGGCCAGTAGAACAGCATCGCTCGCGTGTGCCAGGAGGCGACGAGCGAGTTGAATGCGGCGACAGCATCGGCCATCGCTCCGGCTGAAGGGCCTTCGCCTTCGGGGAAGTATTGCAGTTCCCCAAAGGCGCGTGTGCAGACTTGGCGCAGCGTGGTCACGGTTACGAACCGCTCAGTCGCGTTGCGAGGCGCGGATCAATGACCTTGCGGCCGTAGAGCATATCGAGACGCCATTTCGAGATGTCGTTCGTGCCGTCGTAGATCGGGATAACGCGAACGCTGATCCCCTTGTAGCTCTCGCGGTGTCCGCCGTAGGCCGCAGCCGGCATCTCCATCGGCACGACAGCCAGCGCCATCGTGTTCTTGTGGTAAGCCATGTTCTGGACGTAGCCAGTCGAGGCGGTGCCGACGAACACGAGGCCGGCGTTGTCAGCCGGAGCCACGTTCACCGTCTGATGCGGACCCGACGTGATGATTGGCGGGCTGATGGTCAAGGTCAGATTGCCGGAGCCGTCGCTCGAGCCGTCCGCCGTCACCACGAACTGCTGATCAACGTCCGTAACCTGCTTGGTGCGCGGGTTGACCATCTTCACCTTGGCGCCCGACGTGCCGGAAGCGTAGAGCGTGAACACATCGCCTTCCTTGACGCGGGCAGCCGCGGCGGCGGTCCAGCCGTCCGTGATGAGGCTCTGCGTCCAGGTGTTCTTCGCCGTGTCGTAGGTGACGTTCTGTGAGCCGCCGTTGACGAGAGGCGTGCCGCCGAGAGGACCTACCGTGTGGGTCGGGGTCATCTGGTTCATGCGGGTCTCGACGCCGCCGATCGTGCCAAGCTCGCCGTTGCGGTACGCACCGCGGGCAGCGTCCTGGATGTAGAGGGCGGTTTGAGAACCGAGCAGGCCCCAGTGATCGGCCGGCGAAAGCACGCTGTGGCGTGCATCCATCGGGACGGCCATCGTGTCGAGACGCTGCGGCGCAAGCGCGAAGTCTGCGAACGAATTGACCGTTTGGCCCGGCGTGCCGACCCAATTGTAGATCCGCTTGTACATGGTGTTGAGGCAGTCGTACGCCATGTAGTTCGTGATCGTGCTCATGGCCGGTTTCATGATGCGCTCGGCCAGATCGGAGACCTTCAAAGTCAGGTCCGAAGACGTGAACTGGAAGTCAACGCCGATCTGCTGATCGATGGTCAGCGTGGTCTTGCCTTCGATCACGTCTTGGGTGCTCAGCGTTGCGCCAGTACGGATCGTGAAGTCGGCCGGCCGGCGGATGCTCAACGTGTCGCCGATCTTGTAGCCGTTCACCTGATTGGAGAACTCGTCTTCGTAGGCGCGATGAAACGTCTTCACCACGCCGAGTTCGTTATCGAGGATCGCCAGTGCGGCCTTGGCGACCACATCTGCGGTTAAGGTCGTGTTGCTCATGATCTATCTCTGTCTCGGGTTCTTTTAGCGCCCGTAGATCAGCTTCCCGATGTCAGCGACGCCCATATCCTTCAGCGCCGGGGTTGCCGGGGCAGAGTTGGCTGACACGATGGGAACTGGGGGAGGCGCGGATGATGTTCGGCGCGGCGAGCCTTGGGAAACCTTGGCTTCGATCCGGGCCAGCTTTGCCCCTTGCAGATGGGGCGGCGAGTTGGCGATCTCGTACGCTTCGGCGGGATGCTTCGCGAGGTAGTAGGTGATTTCAGCGGCTTTGTCGGAATCGCTGATGATGTCCGCAGAATGCTCCGTCAACGGCAGCTTGGCGAACTCCTGATACACCTCTTGGATGTCAGGGATGCGTTCTGCTGCGGCCTCGAGCTTGGCCGTGAATGCCTCAACGCGAGTTTCACGGGCTCGCTCGATTGCTGACCTTGCTTCCTGCTCCAGTTGAGACAGTCGCTCTTCCTTGACGGCAATGCGGGTGTCTGCACGCTGCTGCGCTTGCCAGTCGTTGGGGTCGGTCTGCTCCTGGATTTGACTGAGCTGCCTGCGCAGTTCAGCCACCTCACGGAGTGCGATCTCGGTATGGCGTTCCGCCGCCTTCTTCTGGGCGTACAGTTCGTTGATCCGAGTCGATGCCTTACGCTTGGGATCGTCTTTGTTGTCTTCCTTGGCGGCATCTTCTGCCGGGCCTTCTTTGTCCGCTTGTTCAGCGGGGGCAGCTTCGGGCTGAGCTGTGGGCGGCTTTGACTCCGGCGCCGGGACCGGGATCGGAACGCTGACAGGTTGCAGAATGTTGGCAGGCGTAATGGCGTCGGAAACCGACGTGGTAACTTCACTCATTGGGGAACCTCAGTGGGAAGGGCGCGCAAACGCGCGGGGTACGCTCACAAAGGCGGTTGCTGCGGCTGCATCATGAGCGCCGCGGCGTTGTCTGCGTCGAAGTCCGATGGCCCGCCCATCTGATCGGCGTCGGGCTCCATCGGCGGCATCTGCTGTTGCTGCATCGCCATTTGATCTGCAGGGCCAGGCGGAAGCACCTGCTCAATGGGTGGAAGCGGCTGAGGTGGCGGCGGCGGATTGGCCACCATCGCCACCTCAAGTTCCACTTTGCTCGCGTCGGCGTGCGTCTTGCGGGCCTGAGCCACCTTCAACTCAAGTTCTGCCCGGATTGTCGGGTCATCCAACGGATTAGGCGGCGGCGGTGGCGGCGGCGCGTTCGGGTCGTTGGGATCGGCCAGCACTTCCTTCGGAACCGAGTTCTTGAACCGCTTGGCAATCTCGTCCGAACCCGGCCAATCGAAGTTCTTGGCGACGATATCGCGAATGAGCGGCAACGAAGCCGGATCGGCCTTGAGGTATTCAAGCAGCGTATCTGCCGCTTCCATGCGCTTCGTTGCGTAGCTGGCACCGATCGTGGCGCGCACGTCGAACCGACCAGCAGACAGGTCGTTAATCGTGATCGGAATGCCGTCCTGGCTCATCACGACGCGATTGATCTTGTGCAGTTCCTCGCTGTCGTCTTCACCGAGGCAACGCACCGTGCGCTCTGTGTCGTAGATCTTCGGGATCAACTCGATCAGGATGCGCCCGCAGTGCCACATGGAGCGTTGCAGGTTGTCGGCAAAGTGATAGTTGGCCGTGTCGCCCTGGCGCTCGCGGTTGCGAATGGCGATGCCGGAGGTTTCGTTGCTGCGGGCACCCAACGAAGCATCATAGATGCCCGTGGTCGCCTTCATGTCCTGATCTGCGAGTTCGGCTTCCTTCACAAACGCGGCAGGCATGGCCGGCGGCGGCTCGCGGCGTGGCCCTGACGGCGCGTCTTGGTCCGGCTCGTACGGCAGATAAGGGTAGTTCGTCTTATGGATGCTGTCCCAAATGCCTTTGAACTTCGCGACCATTTTCGTGGTCACAAGCCAGGGCGTCTTAGGCTGTAGCGCCAGCGTCTCTGCCGCGGCCGTGCGGTTGTAGTTGTAGAGTTGCTGCGGGTCTCGCGCGAAGCGGATCAGGCCGTGGCGGACAACAGCGGTTTCCAGCGGGGTTTCGGCACCAACAACAGGTACAATCGGAATCCACTTACCGGCCCACTTGTTCGGGCCTTCGAGCACCTTCGTCCCGCTGATGAGGTACTGTTCGACCTCGAACGTGTCGGCTTTGCGCGTGCGCACGA